AAGATAGCCAGAATCCCGCAGGAGACGCGCGACATGTCCTCCGATTTCAGCCAACTGTCGCTCGACCAGTTGGACAAGCTCGCCGAATTCGAATCCGACCCCGACATGCAACGCGAGCTCGCACGGTCCACCGACTTCGAATGGACGTACCAAAGGCTCGTCAGCGAACGCGACAAGACGAAATGGTGCGGTGAGGCCGACAAGGCGCTCGCCAAGGCCGGCGTCAAGGTCGAATCCTTCCCCGACGGGAAGAACTATTGGACGTTCGAACCGCGCGGCTACAGGCGGCATAACATCATTTCCTCTACTCGGGATCCGTTCTGGAAGCAGTTCACGGGCGAGGATGGGTGGCCGGAATTCTGCGTCTTCAAGAACCACGGCGACTACTGCCTGTACGAGCCGATTCCACTCGACCAGCTCGAATGGGCTGAGAGCGCGAAAGCCGAACGTCAGGCCATCATGGCACGGGGGAAGGAACTCGACCGCAAGGCTAGGGACTTCGAGGCGATTGCGAGGGACACGCGTTTCGCATGGCTGAAAACCAACCTCCACACGCTCACCCGCGAACAGACAGTGGCGGGAATCTGCGAACTCGCGCTCGCTGAGACGGTCGGCTGGCATTCGATGTTCGTGGGCCAGCACCTCCATGGCGAGGGTGTCGTGGAGGCGCTCATCGGTTTTGGATGGAATCTGCCGATCACTGAGCATGACGACGAGCACTGGTCGTTGGAATGCAAGGAGAACCTCGACCAGATCCGCATGGTGTTGAGGGACAGACCGCTGCGGATCCTCGACGTGCTGGCCGCACGCCAGGAGGACAACGCCGATTGGCGTGCGTGGCGCACCATGCGCGGCGTTGATGAGATGTGCGTCTGGTACGGCGCATTGGAACACCTCGGATACCAGCCCAGTGCGGAGGAACGCGAGGCACTCAAGGGCGCGATGGTCGAAAAGGAGCAGAAATCATGAGTATGGAAAATGTGCGGAAGCTGCTGTACCAGGAATGGGACCTCGACCCATATGAGCTTCGCATCACGATGATGGTGGCGGACTGGACCGGCGATGACGGCAAAGGGTTCGCATGCAGCACGAAGACCATCGCGGCACGGCTGCATATGTCGGACCGCACCGTGAAGAACAAGCTCAAATCGCTTCGTGAGAAGGGTTTTCTGGAATATGGCAACCAACGTCTTGTGGAGGATTATGCGCCGAACCGTCGTCCGAAGGTGTATAACCTGCATTTCCCCAAGCGTGGGAGTGCACGCCGTGCACCCCAGAAACCGACAGGGAAAAACAGGGGTGCATATCATGCACCCCAAGAAACTGATGTGCAACTGGGGTGCACTTGCGGTGAATCTGCGGTGAATCTGGGGTGCACGCAGTATGCACACAATACTATTAATACTCCTAATACTCCTAAAACTATTGAGAGAGACGCGCGCGCGAGAAAACCAATCCCAATACCAGCCGACTGGAAACCCTCTGAGGAACACCGGGCGCTCGCCGACCGGCTCGGCATCGACTGCAGCATCGAAGCCGACAAATTCCGCGACAGGGCCCTCGACTCGGGAGCCAGATCAGCCGACTGGAACGCGAAATTCCGCAACTGGCTCGTCAAAGGCAAGGAACGCGGATTCGCCACACCCAAAACCGGCACTCGCCGGTATACGTGGGGCAGCGAAGAGGTCAAACGCGTACTCGGCCCGATAGCCTGCGAAGGCACGGACACGTCCATGGAGCTCGCATGCAAGGTCGCCGACCTGCTCAACCAAGGCGTGGACCAGGACATGCTGCGCCGTCAGCTCGCGAACGTGCCCGGCGACGTATTGGCCGAACAACTGTTCGAACAGGAGGCGGCATGAACGCCATGACCATCGCACACATGGCCGGCATCCTCACCTCGGCCATCCAAGCCGCGGACCGATTGGAACTCGACGCGCTCAAAGGCCCGGCGCTCGCCGATATGGACCTTGACCGCATCCGCGATATCAAACGCGACTGCTCGACCTGCATCAACCTGCTCGACCAGCTCGGAAGGGAGCGACGATGAGCGACCGGCAATTCCAGGAATCGAAACGCGTCGCCTTGCAACGTCAGGGCTGGCATTGCATGCGTTGCGGACACAACCTGCACGACCCGACCGTCTGGCCGGGCAGGAGCGGCCACCACCGGCAGTTGCGCCGACGAGCCAACCCGACCATGCGCGACCTGCCGAGCAACATCGTCGAACTGTGCGGTTCCGGCACGACCGGCTGCCATGGTTGGACGCACGCGCATCCGGCCGAGGCGGAACGGTGCGGCTACATCATCCCGAGCTGGCGTGATCCGCTCAACGCGCCGATACGTGACTGGAACGGCGACTGGTGGTGGCTGTTGGATGACGGCACGGCGCAACGGCTCACTCAAATCGAAATCATCGAATGGCAAAGCAATTGGAAGGAAGAATCATGAGGAAACAGGACGAAGACATGAATGTGAAGCCGGAGGCGCTGCTCTGGCTCGACTTCGAAACGACCGGCACGGACAGGAATGACAGTCTGCCGTTGGAGGTCGGCATGGAATGCACCGACGTGCTGGGCGAACATTCGTATGGATCCCTGCATCGCATCATCAGACCGGACTATCTCGACCTGTTGGACATGAGTCCGATAGCGTTCTCGATGCACACGGACAATGGATTGCTGTTCGAACTGTTGAACGGCTCAGCCGGGAACGACTGCGTGGAAGCGGTCGCGGACGCCGTGGAGGAGTATCTCGACTCCCTCTCGCAACGCTTCACCTTGGTTCCGGCCGGAACGAACGTGGACTTCGACATCGACTTCCTGAAACGCCTCGACCTGGCCCCGGACAGGTGGCTGTCCTACCGCAAGTTCGACCTGACCACGCTCCGCCGCTACCTCACGTTCCTGGACTGTCCCGAGGATCCGTACGAGGGGCATCGTGGATCGCACAGAGTACGCGACTGCATACGACGCGACATCAACGACTACAAGTGGTACCGCAAGCTCCTGAAGGGAGCATGGTGATGACAGCGGTCTCCATGATGCTCCTGTGCGCGGCCGTCCTGGTCGTTTGGATCGGAGGCCGTCCATGACGGTCCAGACGCATATGGCGTGGCAGTACCGGAATCCCGCCGACCTAATCGGCCGTCGATGCATCGCGCTCACCGGCATGGATGTCACGTTGGACGGCCCATTGGATCTGATCCGGTTGAGTCCGGTCCACGCGGTCCTGAAATACCGGGGCATAGGACTGCACGTCATCGACTGCGACCTGCGCCGCCATACGAACAAAACCTCGGACGGCATCCGCGCCGTCGTCATCACGGAAGGCAAACCATGAAAAACATCACATCGCATGCCAGGAAATGGCATAGGACCAGTCCATGCCCCTACTGCGGCACGAGGAAGCCAAGCATCGAACCATACGCCAGCATCATCGGAACCACGATGCATTACGTATGGATAGCCAAATGCCGCGGATGTCCGAACGCCATCTGGATCAAAACACCGGACGACAGCATCAAAACCGCGATCCGCGGATGGAACAGATACGCCAACGGCGAATGGCGCAAACACTAGGAGGAAACAAAATGAGAAAAACAACACGCATCACACTCGCCATCACCGTCATATGCATGGCGCTCGCCGGATGCGGAAGCGCGCCAGCGCATGCGGTCAGGTCCGTCGACTCGCAGTGCTCCGCCGGGGCCGACGTATTCACGGAATGCGTCATCACCCTGACCGACACGAGGCAAGTGGACTGCGTTGTCTACTCGGGCTACAAGCAGGGCGGCCTGTCCTGCGACTGGAGACATGTGAGCGGAGCCGACAAGGAGCCGGCAAGATGAGCTACCGGGAAATCCATGAGCTGTTCGTCGTCTGCGACGAGTGCCACACAAGCCTTTCCGTCTATGACGCGACCTACGAGGACGCCGACAACGAGGCCGCCGACCACGGCTGGCAATGCGACGGGCTTCAAGGCAGGCACTACTGTCCGCTCCACTGGCATGTCGAATGCCATGACTGCGACATCACCGACAGTGGAGCGCCGGACGAACTGGAAGCCGCGGGATGGCACATCGACCGAGATTATCCATGCGACAGCCTCTGTCCGAACCACCGCCATCTCGCATGCCGCGAATGCCGCAAGTGGGACGTCGGACCATTGCACCGGCTCGAATACGAGGGATGGCAGATCAACACCGACAACACCGACCAAAGCCTCTGCCCGGAATGCGCCAAAACCAAGAAGGAAACGAAATGAAAGTGAAGAAAACCCTCATGGACATGATCGTCAAATGGCATCAGGCCGGATACAGCCTCGATGAGATCTCTCCACTGGTTCCTCAAGTCCCCAAAGAGGAAATCAAAGCGATCATCCAACACACCCGCGAATAACAAGAAACCCGACCTTCCGGCCGGGCTCCTGGCATCACCACAAACCAGACTACACCGCCGGAGGGAATCGAACAAATGAACGAACCAACCAACGAATCCCAACCAACATCAAACCAGACACAACCACCACAAAACAACCAAAACAAGCCAGCGCTCGCCGGCATGTGCCGAGTGTGCGGCGGGGAGTGCCGTATCCAGGCCACGATGTGCGACAAGTGCGAGACCGCTTTGAGGGGATGGATCCACGACTATCCCATCTGGATCCAAGCCCTGCGCGAGTTCCTGGATTCGACGGCGCATTACGGAGGCCACCAGCCTGGACGTGTCAACCTGCAGTCCGCGCCCACGCCGATCAGACTCTCGGTCGTTGACCATCTGCAGGAGATCGAGGATGCGGTGACGGCGTTGTGGTGTCGATTGTATGCGCCGCCGGCCATGCCATGGGCCACAAGCATCGCGGTCCCGTCCATCGTCGACATGCTCAAGGCATGCTGGTCATGCCAGCGGTTGAACCGACTGCCGGACATCGGTTTGATCTGGCATGACTGGGAGCGGTTGGCGCGCAAGACGCTGGCCATCATCGACGTGCCACCATCCAGGCACGGCATCGGCAGGTGCCTGAATCCTCTGTGTGGAGTGGAGCTGAGTGCGGAGGTCGGCGCGGTGAGCGTTGATTGTCCGGTGTGCGGCAACGCTTATCGCGTGGTCGATGTGCGATTGGGTTTCCTGCGGGAGTGCATCGAATCGGGCAGGGCGTTCACGGCGGGGGAGTGTGCTGAGCTGCTGCGCGAATGCGGGTTCCAGTGCAATGCGAATACGATTCGCTCGTGGCGTAAGCGTGGCAGGCTTCAGCCGGCCGGTGAGAACGATAAGGGACGGCCATTGTACAGGCTTTCCGACGTGCATGGACAGGTCGTGCGACGCGACTCGATTTGACAAAATCGAAAGTGCAACGCAGAATTGTCAGTGGATTAGAGGGTTCAAACCGAGGTGACTTGGTTTGAACCCTTTTCATATCCGCCATGGATTCTCCTAACTCCTTGGGCTACGTAACACCGTCCTGTCCGAACGGCATATCGGACACGCTCCGCCCACTCCACGTCAGAGTGGGCATACACCAACAGTGGCAGGCAAGCCAATCCCGCGATTCCGTGATGCGGTGATGCTCAAACCGCCTGTCCATGCCTTCGTAGGAATCAGTGGCAGATCGCACCGGTCGCAGATCTTCGGATCCTCTTCCTTGCGGCCGCGTGTATGCGCGGGTTCGACTCCCGCCGAAGGCACCTATCCCACCTGACCTTGGTGGACGGATGGTGGCATATGCGCAATCAGATGCATTGGAACAGCAGCGACAGAAGATTCAGACTGCCCGACGATTGGGAGAGCCGCAGGGCCATGGTCAAGGCTCGGGCGCATGGACGCTGCGAAGCGAGGATTCATGCGAGGGATTGTGATGGAATCGGAACGGATTGCGATCACATTATTCCTGGAGACAACCATTCCTTGGAGAATCTGCAATGGTTGAGTTATGCTTGCCACAAGGCGAAGACGGCGCGCGAGAGCGCTGAAAGGAACAGAAGATACAAGAGACTGAGAAAGCATCCGAATGAACGTCACCCTGGCCTGATCGGCCGCTGACTGAGGTGTCGATACCGGTGGGGGAGGACTCCGCCGGCGCCAAGGCCCTAACCGCCGATAGCAACTCAGGTCGTACGTACGCTTCTCCGTCCCGTTTTTCGCGCTTCGACGTTTTTCCATCGTTTCATCGAGATGGTTCCGCATATCCCTGTTTTTGCGACGTACGGGCATGGCACAGCTTTTCGCGACGCCTTCCACGTTTTTCCGGACAAACGTTTTTTACTGATGTCACGAAATAATAAAAACGGTTGAAAATACTGGTATACAGCGTTTTCTGAGAGAAAAACAAATATAATGGGGAGTATGAACGCTTGCGAAACATGCGGAATCGAGCTCCCCGAACAGACCGGTCGCGGCAGACGCCGCCGCTACTGCTCCGACGCATGCCGGAAGCAGGCCAACCGCAAAAGGCTCAACCCTCCGGCGCGCATGGCATTGGTCGACCGATGGGTCAGATGGCGCAAGGTGGTCCGAGGCGACGGAACGACGAAAATTCCGCTGACGATAGACGGCGCCGTGGCGTCCAGCACCGATCCGGACACGTGGAGCACGTTCGAGGCGGCCGAGGCGTCCACCGCAGGCGACGGACTGGGCTTCGCGCTGGGCGGTGGAATCGCCTGCATCGACCTCGACCACTGCTACGACTCGCGCGGATACCTCGCCGACTGGGCCAAATGCCTCATCGCGCCGGTCGAGGGAAAGACATGGATCGAGATAAGCCCCGGCGGCGACGGCCTGCACATCTGGGGACTGATGCCGGAACGCGCCGGAATCAGGGTGCGGGGCATCATGAACGCCGAAGCCTACAGCCAAGGACGCTACATCACGGTCACAGGACGCACGTTCCGCGATTCGCCGGCCAGACTGGCCGACCTCACGTTCCTTTTCAGCCTGCTCGACAGACTCGGATGACCTTACGAAGGGAGGAAGCATGGCCAAGGACGCGGCCTCCCACCGTATGCCGGCCGGACTGATCAAAAACGGCCGCGGCCAACGGCTCTGGCGCGACATCACCGCGAAATGGGAGCTCACCGAAAGCGAGTACCGCACACTGGAGAACGCCTGCTACACCGCCGACCGCATCGGACGCATTCGCAGGGCCCTCGGCGACGAGCTCACCACCGAGGGAAGTCAGGGACAGCTCGTCGTGCACCCGCTCCTGCCCGAACTGCGCCGCGACGAGACCCATCTGGCCGACCTGCTCAAACGCATCGACATGCCGGAACCCGAGGAACAGTCCGAGGACGCCTCGGCGGACGGCGGCAGATCCAGCCAGATGCGCGCCACCGTCAACAAACGATGGCACGACAGCAAATGGGAGAAAGCCTACGGCTGATGGCAAGACTACGCAGCAACCTGAAGGCCGCCGCGTTCATCCCAAGCCGCGAAAGCGAGATCCGCGAGATCTCCGACTGGTATCGGGACATGCTCGCCGACGAACCGGCGCCGCAATGGAACACTGACCCGATACTCATCGGACCGACATGGCGCCGTGACGAGCATGGGTGGATCCTTCCGCGGGTGACGCTCGGCTGGCAGTTCCTCGGATGGAGCGGCTACTGGCTTCGCGACTCATCCAAAGGACTGCCGTGGAAGTGGACCAGCGAACAAGCGCGTTTCTGGCTGTGGTTCTGGGCCCTGGACGACCACGGACGCCCATTGCACGACAACGCCGTGCTGCAGCGGCTCAAAGGCTGGGGCAAGGACCCGATGGCGGCCGGAGGGGCATGCGGCGCGTGCTTCGCCCCATTGACGTTCGACCATTGGGATCCCGAGAGCGGAGATCCGGTCGGCAGGGACGAGCCGAACGCGTGGGTGCAGGTGTGCGCGGTCAGCCAGGAACAGACCAAGAACACCATGAAGCTTCTGCCCGGCCTCCTGCCGGCGTCCACACGCAAGTACTACGGCATCCAATTGGGCAAGCTCAACATGTACGCGATGGGGGACAGCCGGCAGATCGAAGCGGTCACCAGCTCGCCGTTGGCGTTGGAGGGCGGACGTCCGACATTCGTGATCCGCAACGAGACGCAGAACTGGAACTCGTCCAACGGCGGCAGCGACATGGACGGCGTGCTTTCCGGCAACGCGGCCAAACGCGAGGAGGGCGTCGCGGTCAAGATGCTCGACATCTGCAACGCCTACCGCGATGGCGAGGACAGCGTCGGACAGAGGGTGCGCGAGGCATGGGACGGAACCCAAGGCGACCCCGACAGCGACGACGAGGGCAAGCGTCCGAAATACATGGACTTCGGACTGCTCTACGACTCGTTGGAAGCTGCGCCGGACAGTCCGATGACCGAGGACACGATAGGCAAGGTCATCGAGGACGTGCGCGGCGACAGCACCTGGCTGTCCATCGAACGCATCAGCAAGGAAATCCTCAACCCGAAGAACCCGGTGAGCGAATCCCGGCGCAAATGGTACAACCAGTCCACCGCGCCGGAAGACGCGTTCGTCACCCACCAGGAATGGGACCAGAACGAACACCCGGAGCTTTCGCTCGAACACGGTGAGCGCATCAGCATGTTCCTCGACTGCTCGCTCAACGACGACAGCACGGCGCTCGTGGCCTGCCGCGTCTCCGACGGATTCGTCAAACCATTGGGCGTGTGGCAGAAACCGGCCGGTGAGCGAGGAAAGGACTGGCGCGTGCCCAGGGAAAGCGTCGACGACGCGGTGCGCGCGGCGTTCCACGCGTACGACGTGGTCGGATTCTTCGGTGACCCCAGCCACGTGCTGGACTCCGAAACAGGCCTGAGATACTGGGATGCCCTGTTCGACCGGTGGCACCGCGACTACGGGCGCCGGCTCAAGACATGGGCCGTCCCGTCCGGCCGGGACAGGCACGCCGTCATGTTCGACATGATCAACACGGACATCCAACGCAGGTTCGTCACCGCCGTCGACCAGGCGTACACCGACATCGCGGAGGGAGACTTCCCCCACGACGGCGACGCCAGGCTGCGCCTGCATATGCTCAACGCCAGACGCCAGCCCACAAGGGTCGGCATGAGCATCGCCAAGGAAAGCCGCGAGTCGAAACGCAAGATCGACCTCGCGATATGCGCCATCGGAGCGCGCATGGTCAGACGCGAATACCTGAACAGGAACTCCAGAAGCGGAGGAGGACAGCTATGGTAACCACCGGCTACGACAACGAGAAGCAGGCGTTCGAAGCGCTGAGCACGCTGCTCATCCCGGCGTTCGACAACGAGACGCCGAAACTCAACAGAATAGACCGCTGGTGGCGGTGGAACCCCAAGCCCATCCGCCTGAACGCCGGGGCGACCATGGAACACCGCATGCTGCGCGACATGGGCGAGACCCCATGGCTCGGCCTCGTCGTCACCACGCTCGCCCAGACCCTCTACCTGGAAGGCGTGGACTCCGAGACGCAGGACACCGGGGACGCTCAACGCTTCTGGGAGCCATGGCAGCGCAACCGCATGGGCGAACGCCAGATCGCACTGCACCGCGAGGCCATCGCCTACGGCGCCGCATACACGGCGGTCCGGGGCGAGGAATCGTCGGACGAACTCCACGCCCGCATCGACTGCTGGAGTCCCCGCGACGCGATCGCCCTCTACGACGACCCCGCATCCGACAACTGGCCGCAGATCTTCATGCGACGCCGCAAACTCGACGACCATGCCGTCGAATACCAGCTCTGGGACTCACGGAACATCTGGACATGGCGCAAGACCGGCGGCACATGGCAATTCGACGGCCAGACGCCACACGGCGTGACCGCGCCGGACGGCAACCCGGTATGCCCGATCGTCAGGTACTGCAACCAACGCGACCTGCAGGGCCGCGTGCCCGGAGAGGTCGAACCATACATCCGCATGGCCAGCCGCCTGAACAAGGACAACTACGACCGCATGCTCGCCCAGCACTACAACAGCTGGAAAGTCAAAACCGCCACCGGCCTCGACATGAGCGGACTGACCGAAGCGGAAAAGGAAGCCAAAAAACTCCAGATCGAACACGACAGCGTCCTCGCCGGAGGCATGGACGTGAAATTCGGAAGCCTCCCCGAAACCGACCTCGCCAACATCGTCGCAGCAAAAACCAGCGACGTCGAGGAACTCGCCGCCGTCAGCCAAACCCCGACCACGGCGTTCGGCAAGATGACCAACGTCGGCGACGCCGGCATCGAGGAATCCAGAGCGGGCTTCTACGCGAAACGCAACGAACGCCGCCGCGCCTTCGGCATCAGCCACATGGACACGCTCCGACTCGCCTCAGCCGCCGAAAACCGACCCGACGACGCCGCCAACTTCCACCTCTTCCCCAAATGGGAAGACACCGACACAAGAACCATCAGCCAAGCAGTCGACGCACTCGGCAAAGCCGTCCAAATGCTCCACGTCCCCGACCAACTCGTCTGGGACATGATCCCCGGCATCTCCAAACCACAAGCCGACGCATGGCGCGAATACGCCGCACAACACCCCACAGCCGACGACATCGCAACCCAAATCCAAATCGGACAACTCAACGGAAACGGGGCATACGATGGCATCAACAGCTAAAGGCACCCTCCTGACCGACCAGCACCGCAGACGACAGGTCGCGCTCGCCATCACCGCGGACAGCCAGATGCGACGCGTGTGGGACAACACCCTCGACGTGAATGACCTCGACCGTACGCAGCCGATCTGGAAGAAGGCGATGCTCGACCTGCTCGGACAATGGTGGAAGGTCAGCGCCGACACGGCCGCACAATACCTGCCTCGCTTCCGCAAAGCCGAGACGGGCGACGGCGACATACAGGTCGGAGTGCCCCGCTTCAACCGGAGCCAAACGGGGAAACAGTTCGAATGGGGAGGCGTGGCGAACATCCTGTGGCACGTGGCCATGGGGCAGACGCAGGAGGCCGCGTACGCGGCCGCACGCGAACTGTTCATCGGCATGTTCCACGAGGCCGTGCTCACCGGAGGACGCCTCACCCTGCAACAGTGGGCCGCCAAGGACGCGCGCGCCATCGGATGGCGGCGCGTGTCCGACGGGCATCCATGCGCGTTCTGCGCGATGCTCTGCAGCCGCGGCCCCGTGTACACGAGCGAACAGAAGGCCCTGCGCCGCCAGGCGGACGGCGAGAAGTTCCATCCGCATTGCGGATGCACCGTCGAAGTGGTGTACGGCGACTGGAACCCCTCCGACAAGGAGAAACAGTGGATCGACAACTACTACGAGGCCGCCGAAAGCCTGCCCAAAGGCACCGCGAGAACATACGACCAGATTCTGCCGGTCATGCGCAGGACCGGAGACTACCGTGACTCGCATAGTTACAGAAGCACGCCCGAATACCGTGCGAAAACCAGCAAGGAACGCGCCGAAAAACGCAGGGAGGTCCTCAGGAAACGCGAAACCGAACTCTCCAAGGTCCTCGCGCATCCCGGAAAGCCGATGAGCATCACGCAGGCCGACAGGGGAACGTCCAATCCCGGATTCGCCGACCACAAGTGGGGATGCTCCACCAACTGCCAGTCGTGCGTCGTCGCATATGACGCCCGAAGGAAAGGCTACGACGTCGAGGCCAGGGCGAGGACCAGCTCAACGCAGGACAGACTGTCGGAAAACCCGAACAGCATGTGGGTGGACCGCGCGACCGGGCTGCATCCACGTATCCTCGCCGTCGGCAGCCCGAACCGCGGCAATGTCGTTGACAGGATCGAACGGCATGTCGGCATCGGCCAGCGCTGGTGCATGCATTTCGGATACGTGAACAATCACGAGCAGGGCCACATCGTCATCATCGAACGCCCCTCGGCACGCACCAACGGAGGCGAACCCATCGTCATAGACCCGCAGAACGGCAAAATATCCAGATTGGATGACTACCTCGATAGGGATATCATCGATGTGAGAAGCGTGCGCATGTTCCGTGTCGACGACAAGGACATCGTCAGGGACCACGCGTACGAGATCATCAAACCGAAGAAGGCGATGCGACGATGAAAACAAGACGCGAACTGGACAAGGCCGCCGACGAATTCGCCAAGCATCACGGCGTCATACTGCACGAGCCCGAAGGAATCTACGGCGGACTGGCACTCTACTACTACACCTGGCCGGGAATGGCAAAAGGCGGATGCTACGGTCCGCCGGCATACATCCTCGTCAACGTCGAAACCGGCGAAGCGCAGTGGGAAGCCAACACGGACCTCGACAAGTACATCTCCAACGAGGTCCGCAGAAACCTCAAGCCAATGCCGGAAGCCTAAAAGCCGAACATCACATCTTTAGCCCATCGGGAAGCCCCGACGGGCTTTTTTCATGCCCGCAGGACGGGCGGCAACAAAAGGAAGGAGCCCACAGTGGCAGACGACAACCAGCAGGACAGCAACGTCCAGAACGAACCCGACGGCGCCCAACAGTCCGAACCGGACGCGAACAACGCGGAAGGACAGACGGACGGCCAGCAGGAGCCGCAAGCCCCATGGGAACGCGAAGGACAACAGTTCGACCCAGCCACCGCATGGAAACTCATCCAGAACCTCCGCGAGGAAAACGGCACCCTCAAACACAAGAACGGCGAACTCGCCGACAAGAACCGCGCATACGAGGACGCCAAACTCACCGAAACGGAGAAAACCCAACGAGACCTCGACGAAGCCAACCAGAAGATCGCACGCCTCGAAGCCGACAACGCCTGGAGCCGCGCGCTCGCCGCTCACCCGCAGTTGACGGCCGAAGACCGCGAACTGGTGGGAGAAGGAACCCCGGAGCAAATCGAGGCGAGGGCGGCGAAGCTCGCCGCGCGATACGCCGCGCAGGCCACGGCGCAGCAGAAGCCGGATCTTCGCAATCCGGCGAACCGGGCGAAGCCCACGGGAGGAATGGACCCGACCAAGCCGTCACGTCCGTCCGACTGGATGCGCGACGCCTTCGACAACAACGACTGACCGCCATACAAGGAGCAGACAATGGCAAACAATTTCAATTCCAGCATCCAGCGCAACGACCTCGGACAGGCCCTCATCCCCGACGAGATCAGCCAGGAGATCATCCAGACCATGCCGGAGAAGAGCGTCATGCTCACCCGCGCGAAGCGTATGAGGATGAGTGCCAAGAAGAAGACCCAGCCGGTCCTCGCCACCCTTCCGGAAGCGTACTGGGTGTCCGAAGGCGGACTCAAGGAGACCACCAAGAGCGGTTGGGAGGACGTGAACATCACCGCCGAGGAACTCGCGGTACTCGTCCCGATTCCGGACTCCGTACGCGAGGACGCGTCCATCAACCTGTTCGAGACCATGAAGCCGCTGATCGCCGAGGCGTTCGGCAAGAAGATCGACCAAGCCGCCATCTTCGGCGTGGACAAGCCGTCCACGTGGGGCAATGACATCCTCGCCGGCGCGAAGAACGCCAAGAACACCATCACCCAGGGCACCGGCAAGGACCTCGCCGCCGACGTGGCGTCCCTCGGCAAGACCCTCGCGAAGGAAGGCTACGCAATCAACGGCTTCGCCAGCAAGCCCGGCCTCAACTGGGAGCTGACCGAACTGCGCGACGCGAACAACCGTCCCATCTACACGCCGAACCTGACCGACAAGCAGCCGGCCAACCTGTACGGATACCCGTGCAACGAGGTCCTCAACGGCAGCTGGGACGATTCCAAGGCGGTGCTTCTGGCCGCCGACTGGTCGAAATTCATCGTCGGCATCCGACAGGACATCACCTACAAGGTGTTCGACCAGGGCGTCATCTCCAACTCCGCCGGCGCCATCGTGTACAACGCGATGCAGCAGGACAGCCAGATCATGCGAGTGGTCATGCGCGTCGGCTTCCAGGTCGCTAACCCCGTCACCCGCGTGGCCAAGAAGGGCACGCAGTATCCCGCCGGATTCATCGTCCCGGACGCGGTCGCCGCTTCCGAATCCAAATGACGGGGAGGCGCATGATGGCGCGTGAACCATTCGCCACCGTCTCGCAGCTGGCCGAATGGCTCGGCGAGGACATCGACGAGAAGTCGGCCGACGGCAAACGCGCCGCCATGGCGCTCAGATTCGCGTCCAACCGCATCCGTGCATACACGCGGCGCGAATGGTCCGGACCGGACCTGCCGGAGGACCTGCAGGACGTGTGCATCACCTGCGCCGGCCGCCTGTGGAGCAATCCGAACGCGGAAACGCAGTGGACGCGCCAGATCGACGACGCCATGGACGGCGGAAGCCGGAAGGTTGACGAGGCCGGCGCCTACCTGACCGCCAGCGAGAAGGAGACGCTCGACCAGCTCGTGGCCGACCAGTCCCCGGTCATCGCCGGCCTCGGAATCCTGCACTCCACCAGAAACGAATCCGCCAACACGGACATGAACCGGTATTGGACGGACGACGAGGACGGCGAACCGTTCCTCATGATGAAGGTGACGGGATGAGCAACAGGACGCTGACGAGAATGCGCCGATGGGCGGAAAACCTCATGACCGACCGGATACGCGTCACCGCGCCCGGCACGGTCACGGTCGACCCGGCCACCGGAGCCGAAACCGTGTCACAGCAAGTCGTCTACGACGGCAAGGGAAAAGTGCAGACGGCCGGCGGCATCGCCGGACAGCAGCACAACGTGAACGGCGACGGCTCAGTCGGAGCGTTCGTCCCGGAATGGGGCCTCTACCTCCACCTTCCCGTCACGGCCACGACGCCGCGCGAGGGATACGAGGCGACCGTCGTGGAATCGGCCGACCCGGCACTCGTCGGACGCCGATACCGGCTCGTGAACATGCAATCCGAAAAGACGCACTCCACCGCCAGAAGATGGAACGTGCAGGAGATCCCGATGGAAGGAGGCTCATAGTGCGCATCGACTCCCATGAGCTCGACGAACTGGCGAGAAAACTCACCGTCGCGAGCGTCCGCGCGCCGATCAAAGCGGCCAACGCCGTCAAGAAAGGCGCACAGAACATCAAAACCGCGGTCAAAGCGGATCTCGCGTCGAGCAGCCATTCGAGCTTCCGCCGAATACCCATCGCCTACGAGATCAAAACCGAAGGCATGAGGGTCGAGGCGGACATCGCGCCGGTCAAGACAGCAGGCGGCCTCGCCAACATCGCGTTCTTCGGAGGCGCCCATGGCGGAGGAGGCACCCACCGCTTCTACGAACACGGTGAACAGGAGTTCGAGACCACCGCCCGATACGTCGAGGAAGCCGGGACGAGCCTATGACCGACTTCCTGAAGGTCAGGGAATCCGTCCTCCGGCTCGTCGGCGAGATCCGCGGCTGGGACGTGTACACGGACGGCATCGCTCCAGCCGGCAAAACCCCACCATGGGTCGTCATCGGACTGACCGAAACCAGCCGAACGCACACGGAAAGCCAATCCACCGACCTGCACATCGGCAGACTCGACATCCGCATCGTCGCACGAAGCCAGACAAGCGTCGACACACTCGCCTCGCATCTCACGGAAAGACTCGACGGAGCCCTCTCCGACATGCCGGGATTGTCCCCGCTCATCGGAGACGTGGACACCGGCAGCAACCCAAGCGACCTGACCGACCCGGACACCGGCACGCCATACATGATGCGCGTGCTCACATGGCGGATCGGCTGGCCGGAAACAACATGAAAGGAAACACCATGCAAAAAGTCCCAGCACACCTCGGAGACGGCGAATTCCGAACCATCATGGTCGAGGAATCCGGCATCAAAAACTATCTGAAACCAACCGCCTCCGAACTCAACAGCGGCTCCAACCTCGACCTGAGCCCATACCTGTCCGCCACCGGCTGGCACCTCACCCACAGCCAGGACATGGTCGATGACGACCGCGAATCCTCCGCCACCGTCGGCCAGATTCCCGGACAGGAGAAATTCTCCGACGGCAGCATGGACCTCATCGACAACGTCAACACCTCCGACGCCGCCAACTTCAACAAAGCCGTCGACACACTCACCTGCGGCAAACGCTGCTGGATCGTCCGCCGCCGAGGAAAGACCGTGGACGCCCCATTCGTGGCAGGAGACGTGATCTCCGTCTACCTCGTGACCATCGGCATCAAAATCCCCGTAGCCCACAGCATCAACAGCCGCCAGATGAGCACCATCAACTTCAGCGCCGACCCATGCAGCAAAGAGGAAACCGTCACCGTCGCATGACCGACACGCACGCCCTGTCCCGCGCCAGACCAGTCCGACGCGGGACAGGGCAACACCGAACGGACCGAAGGACAGACAAGGACGAACACTTGGAAATCACCATCACACGACCCACGGCACAACACCGCATCATCACCGACATGCAGACGCTCGCGGAAAGCGTGCGCCTCGGCAACAGGATTCTCGAACTTGACGCCACGGCGGATGCTACCGAATCGGAGGCGTCCGAACGCCGCAGGGAGCAGGACGCCGTCCGCAAACAGCTGGACTCGCTGCTGAAGATCGTCGAACACAAGACGCTCGTGGTCACGTTCCGCGGACTGAACTCCAGCCAGTGGGCGCAGATCACCCTCAAAAACTCCAAGACCGTGCAGGGGCGTGTGGTCAAGGACCTTCCTGCCATCGCCAAGGAGGCCGCACCGCTCATGCTCGAATCCGCCGAATGGGCCGACGGCGATGACGTGGAGTTCACCGGCGCCGAGTTCGCCAAGCTCATCGATTCGATGACCGACAGCCAGGTCAACGCGCTCATGCAGACCGTGCAGGAGCTCAACACCCCGGTGGTCGAAATCCCAAAAGAACTGACGCGGCTGGCCTAGCGGACAGGCTTGAGCACGCGCCGGCCCTGCTCAACGACCTGCGGTGCGCGCGACGTCTCGGCATCAGCCTGAAACGATGGCTCGGCTGGACACCGTCGGAAGACGACCCCGCCGAATGGGACGAGACGGAACGCGGATGGATGCGTGCCCTCGACCTGTACGAGCGGCTCCACGAATGCCCGCTGTGCGGATTGAGCACCGACCTGTGCCATGACCAGGGCAAAGTGGACCGGCTGTTCGCCGGAGCGCAGGTGGAGACCTGCTGGATCACGTTCCAACGCGAACGGGCCATGCGCAAATACGAGGAATCCGGCACGGTGCTCGCACCGCACGCGCAGACCGCGAGCCTCATACCGAGAAACTAGAAGAAGGAGATGCCGACAATGGCGTTGAACGAGAACATCATGATCCGCCTGTCGGCCGACACCTCCAACTATTCCACGAAGATGGCCGCCGCGAGCACGCAGGCGGAGAAGCTCTCCACCGCGTTGGAGAAGCCGGGCAGCAAGAGCCGGATCGCCACGAACATCATGGCGGGCATGGGCGTGGCCGCCGTGGCGTTGGGCGTGTCAGCCACGAAGATGGCCGCCGACTTCGACCAGAGCATGAGCACCATCCAAGCCGACCTGCAGGCGTCCGACGGCGACATGCAGAAACTGCGCGCCGCCGCCATCCAGGCGGGCGCCGACACCGTCTACAGCGCGAACGAGGCCGCCGAGGGCATCGACGCGTTGGGCAAGGCCGGCCTGTCCACCGCGGACATCCTCTCCGGCGGCCTGTCCGGAGCGTTGAACTTGGCCGCGTCCGACGGAATGCAGGTCGGCGAGGCCGCAGAACTGATGAGCACCACGCTCAAGCAGTTCAACCTCGAAGGAGCTGACGCCGGCAAGGTCGCGGACGCGCTGGCCGCCGGCGCCGGCAAGGCCGTCGGATCCGCGCACGACCTAGGCCTCGCATTGAACCAGGCCGGTCTGATGGCGAACAGCATGGGCGTGAGCATGACCGAGACGGTCGGCACGCTGTCCGCGTTCGCCAACGCCGGCATGATCGGTTCCGACGCGGGCACTTCGTTGAAGACGATGCTCCAACGCCTGTCCAACCCCACCAAGGAGGCACAGGCGCAGATGGACGAGCTGGGCATCAGCGCATACGACGCGTCCGGCCAATTCGTCGGCCTGGAGAACTTCGCCGGCCAGCTGAAGACGTCTCTGGGCGGTCTGACGCAGGAGCAGCGCAACGCCGCGTTGAGCGTCATCTTCGGCTCCGACGCGGTGCGAGCCGCGAACGTGCTTTATTCGGAAGGCTCGGAGGGCATCGCCGGATGGACGAAGGCTGTGTCCGACAGTGGATTCGCTGCGGACGTGGCCGCGAAGAAGAACGACAACCTCAAAGGCGACCTCGAACAGCTCTCCGGCAGTTTCGAAACCCTCATGATCAACCTCGGCGAAGGCTCGCAGGGAGCGCTCCGCACCCTCGTGCAAGGCGTCGACACGCTCGTCGACGCGTTCGCGTCTCTGCCAGCTCCCGTCCAGCAGGGCGCGATCGCTCTGACCGCCGCGATCGGCGGAGCCGTCGCATTGCACAAGGCACTGACGCCATTGGAAGCGTCATCCGGTACGGCCGGCAACGCGATCGCCCTGCTCGTCGACCCGATCCAGCGCGCCAAGACCGCCGCCCCGCAGCTCGCAGCCGGTCTGACCCAGATCAACTCGGCCATGGGGGCCACAGTCGGCGACATCGCCAACGGAACCGTCACCCTCGGCAAGGGCGAGACAGCGATCAACGGCGTGAAGCAGGCTGGCGCGGGCGTCATCGACCTGCTCGGCGGCCCGTGGGGCGTCGCGATCACTGCGGCAACGGCGGTCCTCGGAGCGTTCATCTCCGAACAGCAGAAAGCCCAGGAGCGGTCCACGCAACTGTCGAACGCCCTGCAGGAGGGAACCTCCGCCGCGCAATACTACGAGAAGGCGCTGTCCGACTCGTCCGGCGCGAGGGTCACCGACAACTGGCTCGGTCGTCTCACCACCGGCTACGACAACGTGTGGCAGGCCATCGACAAGGTCGGCATCAAACACAGCACGTATATCAAAGCCATCCAAGGCGAGAAAAACGCCGTCAGCGAAGTCTACAAGGAGATCGACGCATACCGCAGTAAACTCGCCGACCAAGGCAATATGGTCACGGGCAACGAATACCACGTCATCTCCCAAAGTCTCACGGAACTGCAAGGCAACTACAAAAACGCCGAAATCTCAGCAGCCGACCTCGCACAAGCCGACAAGGAGACCACGCAGGCAAGCCTCGACAAGACCGGAGCGCTCCTGACAGGAGCCGACGCCGCCGACCAGTCGGCATCCAGCTCCCAAGACGCGGCCAGCGCCGACGACATCCTCGCTGAAGCGTTCGGAGCGACCAAAGACGCCGCCAGCGACACCGCCGGCGCGCTCTCCGAAGTCATCGACGCGATGAAGACCTACTACGGGTTCGCCATCAGCTCGTCGGACGCGCAAATCGACCTCGCAGACAAGATCGCATCCGCGAACGACACCATCGGGAAGAACGCCAAGACCCTCGACCTGAACACGGAAGCCGGACGGAAAAACCAGAGCGCGTTGAACGACATCGCCGACGCGGCGCTCAAATGCGCCAAAGCGCAAGCCCAGAACGGAGACAGCCTCAACGACATCTACCCGAACATCGACAAGGCGCACGACGCGTTCACTAGCCTCATGCAATCCCTCGGCAAAACACCGGAGGAAGCCGAGGCCGCCGCACAAGCCTACGGACTCACGCGCAAAGCGGTCGACGACCTCGTCGCCAGCCTGCAGAACACGCCGGATTCGAAAACCATCGAAGTCACAGTCACCGGCGACGCCGTCGCCAAATTCGAACAGGTCAAACTTGCGGCCAAGGAGACACCGGACGGCAAGCACGTCACCATCAGCGGAGACAACACCGACCTGATGAAAAAGATCGCCCAAGCCGCAAACGTGGAAATCGACCCGAAAACCGGCACCCTCACTCTGGACAGCGACCAATACATGATCGCCCTCGCCATCGCGAACGGAGCCAAAATCGACGACAAAACCGGCTACCTCAAAGGCGACAACACCGACGCGATGAACAAATTCCTCCAAACCCAAGGATGGAAACTCAACGACAAAGGATTCATCGTCAACGCAGACGGCTCACCCGCCATGAGCGTGCTCACCAACCTGAGCAACTACCAGATCGCCGACAAATACTTCCAAATCCACGGAAGCTACGTCGACGAATCAGGGGGCACATACTCATCCAGCGGATACCGTCCGAAAAACGCCAAAGGCAACATTCCGACAGGAGCCACCGGCGGCCTCTACGACGGCGACCGATTCCGATACGCCAACGGAGGCTACGCCTTCAACGGCTACGTCGACCCGAAATGGGCGCCAGGCACCGCGACCAGCGACAGCGTCTACCTCGACAACGGCCGCATCGCACGCGGCGAATACGTCGAAAACGCGCTCGCCACCAGCTATTACGGCGTCGACTTCATGGACGCGCTGAACCGGCGCGCCATCCCACGCGAAGTCCTCACACCCACCAACACGCAAAACGTGTCAGTGACCGTGGACACGGCCAGCGTCGTCGCCGCGATCACAAGACTGCACGCCGACCTCGGCAACATCATCTCCGAACACGACGGGGGAGAAAACGTCACATATCGCGATCTCGTAAGGATGGTCCGCAAATGCATGCGCTGACGTACCGCAGCCACGACGGACACGCCGTCGACCTCTACTGCGAACGAACATGGACACCGAACCTCACCGAAATCAGATCCACACAATGGAACTACACACTCGGCACCAGAGGAATCACAGGATCCAGCAGAACCGCGACGGAAACCACCATAACCGTCACAACACTCAACCCCAACGACCTCGACCAACTCCAAGCACTGGCCGACACGGACGTCGAGGCGCTCTCACCCGGAACACTCACCATCAACAACGAATGGACGCAAAAAGCATTCATCGTCGGAACCAACGTGCAAACGCCAACACCCAGCCCAGCGCTCGCCGTCGTCACGTTCAGGATCGTGTTGTGCGACGGCCTGTGGCATCATCGTCTGCCGACGCAGCGGTTCGACCCGATGGCCGCGGATTCGGGAAGCGTGCTTGACATGCCATATGATCTGCCAGCCGACCTGGCCTGTCCCAAAACGATCCAGCTGATTTCGAATCCCATGGTTTCCCCGTGCGGATTCGTCTGCAGGATCTTCGGACAGGCCACGAACCCGCAGTTCACCGTCGGTGGGAACCTCTACCGCTTCGACGACGTGACGGTGCCGTCCGACGGGTACATGACGGTCATAGGCACGCCATTGGAGAAAAGCATCAAGGTGACCGACGCGAACGGGGATGTGGCGGACTGTTTCTCCAGTGGGGCGCGAGGAGTCGGGAAGGGATGTGGAACATACTGTTTCGAGCCGATACCCTCCGGTGAGAACATCCTGACATGGTCCGGGGGATTCACCATCGAATTCGACTTGTACGAAAGCTCGGGGACACCACCATGGTCGACGTTATCCTAGCCGACGCGAATATGAAACCGGTCTGCTGCTCCGCCGGCGCGGCCCTAGATTGGGCGGCGGGGAGCGGTGAGAACGATTTCGAACTGTCCATTCCGGGAACTGAATGCGAACTCGGATGGTATTTCTGGATCGACGGCACCGATATCGGAGGGCGAGTGACCGATCGAAGAAGCGTCGTATCGGGAGCGACGTCGGACGTCTCATGGCTCGGAACGAGCTGGACCGGACTGTTGTGCGGGAAAATACTTTCCCCGGATCCGAAACAGGATTACCTCGTCGTTTCCGGCAGCCTGTCCGAAGTGCTTTCCTCGCTGGTCAAAAGAATCGGATTGGAGAAAGTGTTCACGGTGCGCGCCGGAACGAAGAACCCCACCCTGTCCGGATACAAATTCCAGAATCCACGCTACGTCGACGCCTACACCGGCATCAGCGCGATGCTGGAATCCTGCGGCATGCGATTGGACTTCACCGCCAAGGACAACCGCATCGTCATGTCCGGCCAGCCGGTACGCACCATCGACGGCACCTTGGATTCCGACCTAGTCGATTTCACCGCGGAGACATGCCATCGGACGGTGAACCATCTGATCGGCTTGGGACAGCAGGAACTTGCCAACAGGCTTGTGAGCGAATGGTACGCGGACAAGGACGGAAAGGTCTCGCAGAAGCAGACGCTTTTCGGTGTCGACGAAGTGGCAGAGGTCTACGATTATTCGTGCGCTGAGATGCAGACGCTGTCCGACAATACGCGCAAACGATTGCAGGAGCTTCAGTCGGGCGGCAAGGTCGACGTGACCCTGCCGAACGATGCCGACTCGCTCATGCTTGGTGACGGCGTGGTCGTGTCTGACAGGAACTCCGGTCTGAGCCTGACCGCGAAGGTCACCAAACGCATCGCGAAGGTCAACGGCGGCATCCTCGACATCACATACGAGGTAGGCCAGCCGGACGATACCGAGTCGTCGGGGAGCAGATCATCGGGATCGTCTGTCCCGGCGACGTCCGGCGGAACGTACACGGCGGGCAAGGGAATCGACATCGCCGGCAACGTCATCAGCGCGGAAGTCGCCAATGCAGACCTTGAATTATTCCGGACGCAATCGGACGCCAAATACCAAGTCAAGGGCTCGTACCTATCGGGTCTCTCCATCGGATCCGTGACGACGCTCCAGCCAGGCGCGTCAGCGTTGGCCACATTGACGGGCGCCGGCAGCGACAAGACCCTCAATCTAAGCATTCCACGTGGCGAGACAGGCGAGCGGGGACTGCGTGGAGAGACGGGACTGCCCGCATTGACCGCCGGCCGGACCTATTTCGGCTCATGGGATCTGGACGAGACATCGGTGTTCTCGGCGGACACGCTATGCCTCAACAGGATTCCGACGGTCGGTGAGAGATTCTTCGCACTGACCAGAGGTGGGAAGACCCTGACGTATTTCACGGTCTCTAAGGTCGACGTGGCGGACGTCACGATCAAATGCGTGAGCAACACGACACTGACCGGCAGCAAAGGAGACAAAGGCGAGAAGGGAGACCCTGGCCCACAGGGCCCGAAGGGACCTCCCGGCAACAGCGCGGGCATGACCGACGAGGAGATATTCCTTACCGCATGGCCGGTCGGAAGCATCTACATGTCCGGAACGGCCATCGACCTTGCCGGGACTTTCGGTGGAACCTGGGTGGAACTGCCGTCGACCGGCCCATTCGCGTATCAAAGAACAAGTTAGAAGGAGGCTTTCCGTATGGGAAGGCAGACCGGTTATTCGAAACTGACGTGCGACAGGTGCGGCAGAATGGCGTTTCTGCAATCAGGAAACGCCGACGCTCAATCATGGTACGACGTCAACCATCTGACATCCGCCTCGGCGGCTTCGGCCCAACCGCCGAGCACATACACGCTTTGCGGGGACTGCTATAAGGCGTTCCAGTCTTTCGCCGCCACAGCGGACGTGGAGTTCGAGAAATGGGTGAAGGACGCCGAAAGGGAGGGACAGTCATGACGATTGAACTTGTGGATGGCAAAGCCGGAACCGCGCATATCAACAGCGAGGACAAAGCGATAATCCACCAGGCTAAATTCGGCGCCGGCGACATGGTGTTCGAATGGGGCGACGCGATGTCGTGCACCATGCAGTCGGCGAACAAGGCCGTCATCGGCACAGGGTGCGCGTCGATCCAGGGATTGGATTGGCATATCACCAATCCTGAGACCGTCACGATACAGTCCGGGTCGAGCGGCAAGAACCGCAATGACATCATATGCGCGCATTATCACCGCGAGACGTCAACTGGTGTGGAAAAAGTGGAACTGGTGGCGTTCAAGGGCGTTCCTAGCGATGCTGCGGCCGTTGATCCGACGATACCATCCGCGAAAATTCTTAACGGGGCCGCGGACGCGTACATGCCCCTCTGGCGCATCCCGCTGACCGGCATCACTGCCGGAACGCCAGTGCGGTTGTTCAATAAACGGTATGCTTTGTGGGATTCCGTAACCCTGTATAACGCGAAGGGCTTCACTGTCATCCGCACCGGCATGATGATGTTCGTCAGATATTCCGGCAATATCGGTAATGGCAGTTGGGATTCAGTGCAATGCGAATACGTGCTGCCCGCCGAATTGCGCCCTCCGGTCGAAGTCAATGCGATGGTGTGCGTATCGAACGGGCAGACGGCGAGAATGCTCATCGTCAATCCGAACGGCACCATCAGATGCGCGAACATGGGAGCCGCGGGTAGCAATCAGGGTTGCGTCGGCTCGCTCTGCTATCCGGTCGTCTAATCGCCGATCAGAGCGGCACCGTGATGCAGCCCTCGACCCAACCGCCTTTGCCGATCGTCATCTTCGCGGACGAGCGAAGGACGATCTCGTTGCCAGCGGCCTGCACCTCGATGCCATGAAGCCCCACGCTCGAATTGGACACCGCGGCGCAATGCACCTCGAACGCGGCCTCCAATCCAGCCGGAAGCGTGAAAAGCTTGGACGACTCCCATTCCCTCGCGGCATTCCAGTCCGTGTTGAGCCGGATGGCATGAAACGCGACGATCAACATCCCGCCGACAAACGCGGTGCGATAATTCACGTCCCAGTTGACGTTTGATTTCGTGAGGGTTACGGAATGCTATTAAAAATGGATTTCCACGATTCCACCTGTGACAGTAATTTCAGGACCAACGAGCAGATTGACTGTTCCATCAGGTGCAATCGATACTTGGACCGAACGTTGCAGGTATGACGGGTGGATGAATGGAATCGCCACTGTCGTTCCGGACGACAGTGTGGCTCTGCCATTCAAGGACTTGATCGCATTTGGGCTAGATACCTTACCGATTGGGTATATTCCGCCATTACTGTTGCCGTTGCCGTTGCCAAATGGGAGGGTTACGGAAAGCTATTTCACAGGCCAGCAGCCGCAGACGCGGAAATAGTATCCGCTGTTCATGCTGCCGCTGATCGTGACCTTGCCGTCAGAGTCGAAGGACAAGGCTCCATGCTGCCCGTTCACACCTTCCAGCAGTATCGCGCCTTCATTCTCCGGCAGAAAACCGGCGTCCATCGTCTCATTCACGGTCTGGCCGTTGGCATTGATGTTGGATGTGAAGGACGTGTTGCCAAAAGCGAACGCCATCATGCCGACCTTGGCGAGATGTACCGTCATGCCGTAAGGCCCATGCCAGATCTGCCGTTCAAGGGTTACGGAATGCTATTAAAAATGGATTTCCAC